ATAATTCAACAAGATACCACGCCCTGAATCTTCACAGCTTCTTCCAGAAAGGCACAGTCGAATTCAGACTTTTTAACAGCACTCTTCATGCCGGAAAAATTAAAGCATACATCCAGTTTGTCCTTGCTCTTTCAGCATGGTCTATCGAATCCTCAGACAAAATAGTATTCCGATCAATGAATGGATACACTGCAGAGAAAAAAGTCACACTGATGTATAATATTTTAACAAATCGCCTTGGTCTTTACGGAGATGAATTCAAGACCTGCAGGTTACACATGATGAAACAGCTCAGAAAAAATGCAGAAGCTTCCCATGCAGCTTAATACATTGCAGTATAAAGAGAGGGTTTTCGCCCTCTCTTTAGTTGTAGATTGTTGCAGCAATCTACTTGTCGTTAGATTTCTGTGTCCCCTGGCGAGTGTGGGTAATGGAAGATTCCTTGTTTGGTACCCTAATTATCAATTCGTCCAGCTCACAATCAAGTGCTTCGCAAATTAAATCAAGGTGCTCAAGGCTAACCCTTTCCGTGAGCTCGTGGTACAACTCATTGATAGTGTTCGGTCGAATCCCTGTCGCCCGTGCCAGATCTGCCTGAGTAAGTCTTAGCTCCCCAAGCTTTTTCGACAGTAAAATTTTTATCATGCCATTGCTCCTTCCGTTATAAATTACCACTTTATGGTAATACATGACGGAATTTGTTAGATTATATCGTTTTTAGCTATATCCTATCGAATTTGTGTAAGAAATCTAACATGCGAAGCTTATATAGGTTACCATAACAGTTGTGTAAAATATAGCGGTAATATATGGAAGGAACTATCATTGACAATACCACACAATGTGTGGTATATTTTTTATGAAAGGAGTGAACGCTTTGACTATTACAGAAATGAGAAATTATATAGGAATCTCCAGAGCAGAGTTCTCCAGGCGCTATAACATTCCGCTCCGCACACTTGAATCGTGGGAAGCAGGAGTTCGAACTCCGCCAGAATATGTTCTGGATTTATTAGAAGAGTCCGTCAGGAGAACAGATATCATAGAAGTAACGTTTGTATATGATACACTTCTTGGAGAAGGCAAAATCCGTCCATGGTCCAAAGATTTGGATGACCAATACGGCGCCGATCAAGCAGCGTATAAAACCGTGTTAAATATTGCCGATAGATTCCGGGAAAGGTATCCTAATTGCGAATGGGAGGATGAAGATGTGGATTATATTGACGCAATAGAAGGTTTTGCTACGAGCCTCTTAATAGCAACGTTGGGAAAAGGAGCGGCGAATGAGTAGAGGAATGGGAATCCGAGAAAAGCAAATGTCCGGATTATGTGAGACAGCTGTTAGAGCGAGCTGTCTTAGAAGATTCAAATAAGTAATATTAAAAGGAACTCCATTTACAGAGTTCCTTTTGATGTGATATATTTTAATGTGATTTTAGAAGACACCGTCTGTTAAATCAACTTCTTGAAGTATCCGGCTGGGACGAACTCCCTTACGAATCCTTCGTCATTTGGATACGGAATCCGGATGAAGTACCATCTTTTTCCATTTACGGTTTCGGTGTATTTCATCACATCTACAACCGCATTCTTTTTAATCACTGGGAACATTTTCGCCTGAGTCTTACCAGCTACACTGTAGCATTTGCAGTCCTTTGTAAATCTCGCTACATAGGCTACTACGTTCTGCTTCTTTTCTGTGTCAGAAGCGGAGAAAATATTCCCTCTATACCTGAGCACACAATTCCAAGGATAATTCCGATAGCTCCGGATCAGAAACTCCTTGCCCGTCTGATCTCCCGGTTTGCCTCCATGAGCGGTACCTTTCTCGTTGATGCTGGCTTCTACCTCTTTGCCATTTCCACAGTACATGGCTACATGATGTGCTTCATTCAGCAGCACATCTCCTCTGAGCAGACCAGATCCGGTTGCTACGTTAACTTTGCTCGTTACGTCTACAAATCCATTTTTCAAGAATACGTTCTTCATATCTCCTGTGTATGTAGCACCACCAGACTTAACCGGAACTCCGGCGTTCTGCCATGCCTGGATCACAGCCGAGGAGCAGTCGTAATCTCCCTTTTCTCCCCAGCGGTAGTCCTGATCGTAACCATGGGAATCATCTTTCGCCCATGTCTCCATCTGTCTTATTGCTTTTTCTGTCTTAGTCATTGCAATACCTTCTTTCTCTGTGCTATCAGCATATGTATGAATCATGTTTATGACAGCTTTCTGCCTGTCTGTGTAATCCCCTACCTGGTTTGGCGTCGGGTCTGCCGGATCCCGGCACAGTGTTACATAAATCTTATCTGCAGTATATGGTTCCGGAGTTTTAGACAAGATTCTTTTCAATGCATCAAAGCCACCCTGATGTAGGATATTGATACATTCCATCATGGCAGAATCTTCCATGATTCCATATGCTTTTTCAATGATTGGAATATATGTTTGTATCTGGTCTTCCATGTACTGATCCTGGCATTTCTTCCCCAGGTCAGTGCTGATAATGTCTACGATACATTTTCCTTTCGCAGATTCTGCTGTCACAGCATATGTATCCCAGTTCTTCATCAGAAGGTCTTTTTCCAAGCCTGCAGTGTCCATATCCTTGAACAGCTTTGGGTTAGCTCTCTGGATCCGGTGTAACAGTTCTTTTGCTTCTCCTGCGTACCACTGGCCCGCACCGATCGTAATAGCTTTTTCATTGCTACAGTTCGCTCCGACCCCGGCAAAGCAGGAATAATCCTGCTTACCATATACCTGATCTCCAGATTCCACTGCGTACAGTATTTTTCTCAATACAGTTATATTTTGCTTATCCATAAGTCCACCTCACAAAAAAGGAGCCTTAAAACAGGCTCCTAACTACTCGTTCTTATTCGGGAGTTTGATCTGTCCAAGTGACTGAATGACTTTATCATATCCAACCATTGCAGACAGCCATGAAAGCAGAATCAGCGCAATAAGGTATACTGCCATCTTGCTGTTGATCTGTGCATCCATCAAAATAATATATCCACTTCCTACAAGCACTGACAAAACTACAGCCACCCCTCCTGCAAGGAAATTTGCCTTGTAGGTTTTTTTTGACTCTTCAAGCAACTTCTTAATACCTTCAGTCACTAAGCCGGTAAAGATTGATACAATCATAAGTAACAGTAAAAAATATTCTAATGTCATAAATTTATCCTCCTCTTCTTATGCAAATACCCAGTCTTCAGCAAGCATATCTGCCTGTGACGCTAGCCATCCCATCTGTACACCAGAAGTTCCGACAAAAGCTACTGCCATGTTGCCGATTGCGTCATGTTCACAGTTCACGATATCTCCGGTAGGCGATTTATAAGAGATTCCGCTTGCAAGCTGAATGTACTGCTTCTTTCCATTCCATCCTTTTCTTGCTACTTTCATGCCTCTTTTCAGGTACTTAATTGCTTCTCCAAAAGAGAATGTTGCTTCTCCGCCAAGAATCGGGCAGTTCCGACTATCCGCATAAACCCACTCATCGGAAAGAATATTCTGAAGCGTATACTCCACATTCTGTGTTTCTCTTATATCCAGACAGTCACCGTCTTTTGTGTACATAAGGATTGTCTGGGATTCTTCATCCCACCACCAATAGCCAGCCCATGACGGGAGTTTTACTGGAATTCCTGATTTCATCTCTTCAAATGCTTCTTTAAATTTCATTTTCTCAATCCTCCTCATTTTCTGCCATATTGGCGTCGTTTTGTTCCTGTTTCTTCCTGTCCTCTTTTTCCCATTTCCGATCCTGCTGTTTGTCTTTGTTTGTCCGGATCCAGCCGCATATGCCACACTCTCCAATGGTTGCTGCCACAACTGCACAGGCATATGTTTCCGGCATGCTATCACACTGTCTGTACAGCAAAATCATCTGCCAGTTGAACCATATAAAAAAAGCGCCGACAAACATCAGCACTAGGTTCAATGTTCCGACTTTCTTTATCGCCGAAACTATCTTTTTTAATCTTTTTTTCATTTTACCTGCCGCCTCCAGTGTTTACAGAAAAGAATGTTCATCACTACATTTATCATAAATCTTCCTGATATTCGAAATCGAATGAACTGCTTTTCCATTTGGAAAGTGAGGATGATCGCTACAATAATTTTCATAAGTATCAATATCTTCAATAATCTGGTCAAAATGCTCCTCTGTATGTTTTACATCATGCTTAACCTCATCATTAAATCGAATAATTCTGTAACGTGCATTCTTAGCGTTTCCCTCCTCGATTTTGTCCATGACTTCTTTGTTCAGTACGCGACCAATTGATCGTCCCAATACTGTCCAAGGATTTACCTTAATTGGCGCTACCTGTACTAATGTAAGAACAACAAAAAGGATTCCCCCACCAGCTTCCAAAATCTCTTTTAACGTCATTCCAATACCTCCGTATTTAATTTCCAAAGCTTCTATATTGCTCTTACGGCGGGCTTCTTTGGCTATACATAGTTTTACCTCCATTAAAAAAAGAGCCTGCTCAGGCCCTTTTCATGCCATCAATTCTTCATCATCTGCGTCGGCATACTTTCTACAATGAAATTCCAATGTATCCATATCCCGTTCAATCTCATCAAGGGTTCTTTCACTCGCCCCCTTATTAAGTAGCAGAAGATCATAAATCAATGACCATTGTTTACTTATTATCTGTAGTTTCGTCATTCTTCCTTTGCCAGTTCTCCCATTCCGGAATCTTCCAGGATTTCTTTTACCTTTGCTTTCAGAAGTCTCGGTACCTCTGCATAAGTTTTCTTTCCAAGCATAATCTGCTGTGCCCATAACATTGCCATCATTTCTTTTCCTCCATCATTCTGTAATAATATAATAAAGTTACTCAACAGTCTCATCATTACTGATATACCAGTTCTGACATCTCAAGAACGCATCCTGTAAGCATTTCGTTCGATGCTTTCAATTCTTCAAATTGCTCTTCCAAGCTCTTTTCGACTTCCGGAACATAGGACATATACTTTGTAGGAGATACTCTCACTGCTTCTTCATTAATTTTGTCAATAGATTCTCTGAACTGATGATAGTCATATTCATACATCATCTGCTCTGCCGAGCCTTCCATCTGTCCCTGTTCAATCGTCACTTTCTGCTCATTCAAGCACAGCGTAACATCCACCATGCCATTATTAACAGGCTGCCAGCGCACTTCTGGCTGACGTTCCATATATTTCGCTTTTTGCATGCTTGCTGATCCTCCTTTTTGCAGCTGCGCAAACAGCATCAATGTTATATTTATCTTTGACGTATTTGGAATCGGTATGTTTAAACCATCCATAGTAACTGGTACATTTATAAGCAATCTCCAGAGGGATTTCAACTCTATTCTTCATGCAGTACCAAGCTACTGAATAAGCTCTCCTTGCCCGCAGAAAGATCTTGCTTCTGATTTCTGTGTGGTCCCTGTAAATCACATAACCCATCATATCTATCGGTTTTCCGCGCCTTTCTGCCTTATCTTTTTCTCTGTAATTCTCATATTTATTTCCGGTTTTAATGCGATAATCAATCGGGAATAGGTCTGCATCCGGTTTTATTGTGAGTCCGTACTCTTTCAACAGGTACTTTTCTAACGCCCGAGCCGCCCTCTTAACATCAGCTTCCCGGGCTCCTATGAGCAGGATGTCGTCCATATAGAATATACAGAAAAATACAAGTCTCTTGCTTTCAGTCGTACCATCTCGGTGCTTTCTGGTCTTATGTAGGCTAAGTACATACACATAGGCTTTAGACAGGTAATAATTGCACAGAAACTGTGATAAACCGGAGCCGATATTAAGTCCCTGTTTGTATGTCCCTATCAGAAAGAACACAAGATACAGAAGGACTTCGTTCTTCACATCATGTTCCAACATACGTTTCAATTTACGGGTATCAACCGATGGATAGCATTTCCTTACATCGCCCTTCCAGGCATACCGAGATTGAGCATATTTCTTTCTGATCTGATGCTCTATTGCTCTTTTGCCTCCGAGCTGTCCTTTTCCTTTGATACTTGCATATTGATGATAGCCCAGTTTTCTTCTCCAGAGTTCATCCAGTCCTTCGCTGGCTATTTCGTCAAGAATAAGCTGTTTTACACTCTCCACTCCGATTTCTCGAAACTTTCCGTTTATTCCATCTCGCCGCCAACCATACTGAATAGGTTCTACTTTCAACTCTCTGTTCTGGATTTCATATCTGAGGCTTTCTGCCACTGTACGGATCAGACCGGATACCATGAGATCTCTTTCGTCTGTGTCCCGAAGCAATCGTTTCATAGCCTGCAAACTCATTGAACTTGTACGACCATGCAGATACTTTGCCACATCTGGCCGTTTCCATTTTTCGTCAAGCGCTTCATAAATTGGATTTTCAATAAAATCATCTGCTAAAATATTTACATTCTTGCAGCATTTCTTCATAAAGGCATTTTCCTTTCTGTGTGATTCAGGGACTTTCGGTTGTCTACTAGTCCCGGCTGACAGCGCACCTGCCAGTCTCCCCTTCCCATTTTACAGATGTCAATCTACTTCATGAGAAAGGAATGGCCTTTTATCACGTATTTCGGGTATTCCCAAGTATAGGCTTCTTCAGCCGGCTTATGAGGTCGAGTGTCAAATTTTTTATACACAGAAATTGTCGCGAGGATGTTCCACCAGGCATTCGTCAGGCCATTGTTGCCATTCACGCACGACGGGCCGTTCATGCCGCCATTGTTCAGATTGCCGCGTCGGAGGAGCTCCCGGACCTCATAAGTCCTTAAAAATATTCTATTTCATAGTTACTTTAAAATCATTTGTAGCCATTGGAGGGGACAGCCCCTCCGTCAGGCGGCCGGCCTCGCAT